GATGGTGACCAATTCTCCGAGCCGAAGACCTCCAGTAACGTCATTAAGACCACTGTAGGGATAATCAGCGTCGCGACCATGTAGCGGAGTGCTAACGAGGTCAAAGAGATCTCGTCCATCAATAATTGATTCTGGTGAGTATGGTTTCTTGTTCCATACTGACTTGTTGATAGCCTGTGTGTCCTTTGCAACTAATGCCTCAGATGCGTCCTTGTATCCCTCTAATGCACCAATGAAGACGCGATCAGCAGGGAATAGAGATACACACTCAGCAGTAGCAGCATCCCCGGCCTCATCGTTGTCAAACAGCAGGATGATCTCATCGAATTGGAGGAGAAACTCAAGCTGTTGAGCTAGTGCTTTCTTAGCACCCTGAGCACCGTTAGGAACGGAGACGACGGGCCAACCAGGACGTGCCTGGAAGACTGAGAGAGCATCGAACTCTCCCTCTGTAACAACGATAGACTTACCAGATCCGGGCCATAGGTTCTGACCGAAGAGCTGCTTGTCCTCATTCTTGCCAACCCACTTGAAGTCCTTTGTCTGAGGACGTTCTTTGTAGGCAACAACTTGACGACCGCTGTAGTAAGGAAACCGGATGACCGGGCCATCATCGACCCGGACATTGAACTTCTTACATGTATCTTCGTTCAGGTTCCTACTGCGAATGCGAGTAAAGTCACCTGAGTATTGGATCATTCGACCTCCCTTGTTAGATGTGGATGTGGGTTCATCGGAGCCTTTGCTCCAAGCCCCGCAGGAGAAACAATGTGTACCACCGTCAGAATAGACAGCGCGAGCATCACTACTCCCGCAAGAGGGGCAGGGTTCGTGTCGTACAAATTCATTCTCAGAAGTCTGCTGCATCTTCAATGTAGTTATAGAGGTCGATGTACTCCTCAAGTGCTTCGAGGATCTCAGTAGCTGAGTAGCCGTGGTCCTGTACCAATCGATAGGCGAGATCGTCTATCTGATTGATGATGAAGCTGGTGTTCTGTGTCATTCGAACCAGTGCGGTGGGACGTCGGGGAAGATACACCAGGGGAAGCCGTATTTATCGGCCCAAGCCCCGTAGGTGGTCTTACTATTTTTAGAAATGGTGTTATTACGCTGGAAGACAAACCTAATATCAAGTTCTGGATGCTGCTGTTTAACAGCTAACATCTTTCGTCGATCACTAGGTTTGAAGAATCCCTTAGCTTCGATGATGACACCATTAGGGAGGAAGAAGTCCGGGGTGTATTTGGACTCGGTTACATAGGCGAATTTCTCAACCTCATAGAGGAAGGGGATGCCTTGCTTGTCGAGTAGTTTCCCGAAGCGTTCTTCCAACCCTGAACGGTAGTTAGTCATCAGAAGTCGTAAGAATCAGTACCAGTAGTTGGGGTTTCCTCTTCCCGTACATCACGTACCTGAGGATCACCCTGCTTGAAGCCTTCAGCCTTACCGAAGAGCTCAGCAACGTCAGAGACGGAGAGATCACCAGAATCAGCAGCACCGTTGCCGGTAACTAGCTCGATCACCTGCACTCCTAAAACACGGAGAGAGGTACCAATCTTTTGAGGCATCGCGTATGGCTTCTGTTGAACGATCAGTTTGACCGTAGAGCCTTTGCGGATGTCCTTCAGCACTGCCCGATCAATGGGTGTGCCATCTGTATCAACGAAGATTGGTTCTGGTTTCTTGGTCTCACCTCCATAGGTGAACTTGGCTACGTTCTCTTCAGACCAGGGCTCAAGAGCCTCCTGGACACGTCCTGTGGCCTTTGTACGGGCCCAAGCCAGGAGCTCGACCCTATCGGCCTCGATCTGTGTGATCACGTCCTGGGGGATCTCGTAGGCGAAGGTGCGGTTGTTGAACTTGCCGCTGTCCTCGAAGACGTTGATGAAGCCTTGCAGCTTGGTCTCAAATACGTAGCGGTTTTTAGCGGTTGCCATAGATTTTGCGGTTTAGGTTGGTTGGATTGGGGTAATGGACGGGAAGCTCAAGCAGCTTCTGTCTCGTCTGTGAGATCAGCTGCTGGAGGTACTTCTCCGTACGCGAGGAAGTAGGCATAGTCTTCAGCGTTAAGGTTGTCAATCTCCTTAAAGAACTCAGCCTGTTGGGTGGCAATAGGTGAGCAGTCGTAGTCAGTGAATACGTTCAAGGTCATGATGATGATGAATGATGATGGTGAATAAGAAGGAGGAGAAGGGGTTAATCCTCCTCATCCTCTAGGTCAATTGGCTCGAAGGACACATCTATATCAAAGCAATCTTCAAGATAGTTGTATCCACGTTCAATAGCCTGGGCTTTCTTCTCGTCTCCCTTATCCATGAAGTGGATGAAGTGTTCGAGGATGGTTGAGTTTGGATGAAGCGACATATCAGCAGAAGAAGTAAACAGAGTTTGTACAGGCACCAAGGTCAAGATCCCCTTTGACCATCCCCTCAGGGACCTCAGCACCAAGTGCCTCAGCCAATCTGTTAAGGGGTAGATCTCGATAGATCTCAACAAACTCATCACGTATCACCTTTGACATGTAACCCATGTCGGTGGCCGTAGTGAGGATGGAATCATGTATCAGTGTGAAAGGCTGATCGAACCCAGCAAACGAGTTATGCAGGAGGGCAGAGTCCAGGCTGTGGATCCAATTAGGAGCACTACCTGAGCAATGCTTCTGAACGTTAGGACCCTTGAATCCATCACCCACTGAAGTTTGAATGACATCACCTAGAAGATGCGTCTTCACTCTGCGGATGTTTGGAGTTCGCTTGTCCTGGGTTACTGGGAAGCCTGAGGGTGATACCCATGTGATCTTGTCTCCTCCCTTCTCATCCCTGAAGTAGGAACGAGCAGAGGTCTTAATCCATTCCATGACAGCGATAGGACCAGGCACGACGATCTTCATGGCCTCTCGCATGGTACCAGCAAGGACACCTAGTTCAGCACCAGTGACACGTCTGCGTTCAAGGCCTTTCTTCTCCTGTTCAGTTTCAAAATCAGTAATCGCATCTTTGATGTAATCCTTGTTACTTTGAAACTCCGCTGCATAGGGCACAGTCATTACGACACGCTTGGCAATTGGTCGTCCAACGGCCTCAGCCCAGTCAGCTAGATCTTGATGGTCACCCTCCCTAAGAAGTTCAATCGTCTTAGCCAACACAGCCTTATAGGCGTCTTGGGGGTGAGGTGTGGGTGACACATTCACCAGCCTGCCTGTCTCTCCATCGAGAGTCATAGCACTCAAATGTTGTAGTCCTGAGCAAGTTGCATCAGTGGCTACTGGTAGTGATGTTGTTGTTTGATCTTTGAGAATCACACAGTGGTAATACTCATAACAAGCAGCAACACCACACCAAGGCTCATCAAACTCCTCTAACAAATGTAGAGAGGAGAGAGGATCTTTAGCGATCTCAACGATCACATCCTCATTGTCTTTGACCCACTGAACTCTATCGTCAAGAGTTAGTTTGTTTTTGCCTGCTGTATTTGCTACCTGGATGGCTAACCATCTTTCAGCATCTTCAGTCACAGGTCGAGCTTTATCGAAGAGATATAAACTCTTCTCCATGTCAGTCCCTTGAGGAGACATGAAAGAAGGGATTGGATAAACACGTCCACGCCAGTCATAAGACCAGGGGATGTAAAACCTCTCTTCATTGAGGAACTTGTTCATCATCATCACGACCTCCAGAGTTCGATAACGTCTACCCCTTAGGGAAGCGTTCCGGTTCTCTTGGTCTCGACGATCTTTCTTCCACTTGATAAACACGTCCTTTGGGACATCTTCACCAGGGTAAGGAAGGGGCTCCTCGTTAGCTCTTAAGTTGAAAGATCCTAGTGATAGCTGGCGTTCAGATAATGAGTTCATCAAGCTAGCTGTCACCGGATTGATCCGATAAGCCACACGTTGAAGAGTGTTCAACATGTCCAGGGGTATCTTCCCCAGTGTTGTTGCACCACTTTTCCCACGGACCAGCTTGTGGATCTCTCGGTGCTCGTTCGTGAGGTATCCCCCACGCTCTTCATTGGACCATTCAGCAGGCTCGGCAATCATTGGCCAGGCCAGTGGTGCCAGTAGTTCTGCTAGTCCCATCATCACCTCTTTGATGTGGGCTAGCTCAGGGTGAATGTTGATGATCCTCGATCCCTTGCGGTTTGGTTTGTTAGGCAGGGTCGTCACCTGAAACCATGGAACCGTCTGGGCTATGCAATCCAGTAGAAAGCCTCCCACTTGCAAAGCCTTAGGTTCAGACCACCTAGCCCACTGGAACCCGTGCCGATTCATCAGTACCGAGGCAGTGGTTTCCTTCTGCTTGGTGCCTGTGGTCCTCTTGAAGAGGTTGTCTTTGATTGACTTAAACTCCTTAGGAGCCACCTTCTCATACCAGTTGAAGCGCGCCTCAGCCTCAACAGCACGACCGATCTGAATGCAGACCGTCGCATACCTGTTTGCATGTTTGCCGTTGTCCAGCTTGCCCTTACCTATCTGATCCAAGGTTCGCTTAGC